CGCGTTCAGTACAACTCGATGGATCGCGCCTCGCAGGTTGCGGCGGCCGAACGCGAGATGATGCAGGTGGCCGACTTCACCGGATACCGCACGATGCCAGAGCTCACTCAGGCACTCAAGGCGGACGAGGATGCGCTTCAGGGATTCATGTCGCGTCACCTCGGCCTCCGCATGATCCTGAGCGAGGCGGCAGGCCAGCTGATTCAAGCCCGCGAGGCGGCCTTGATCTCCGGTTCCAAGCAGGACATGGCGAAGTTCATCGCAATGCAGCAGCGTGTCGATGTGCTTCTGGAGCACACGCGGCGGAACCAAGCCGCGGTTGCGCGTGGACTCGGATCGCAGAACATCGTGCCGGGTCCCGGCATCGGAGTCGTCCGTCTTGTGGACGACACCATGCTGAACGACCCGAAGATGGTCGATGACATCATCGACGCAGCTGGAGGAGATGTTGCGGTCAAGGATGCGATGGAGCGTTCCCGTGCGGCAGAGGCGCGTGGCGGTCAGTCGAGTGCTATCCGTGCCACGCAGGGCGGTAGGCACGGCATCATCCCCGTGCTGACCGAGTACTGGATGAACTCCATCCTGAGCGGACCCATCACCTTCGCGGTCAACGCCACATCGAACACCGCGGCAATGCTGTACGCGCCGCTTGAGCAGGCATTGGGAGCAAGCATCGACAAGAACTTCCCGCTGATGCGTGAGTCCATGATGCGGTACGGCGCGATGATCTCCGAGGTCAAGGATGCCATGCACTACGCGGGTGTCGTTCTCAAGACCGGAGACAACATCCTTGACAAGGTTGCGCCTTCGGGCCTGTCTGGAAATGTGTCGGCCCGCGACCGTGCGATCTCCGCTGCTGGGTTCGGCTTTGCCGACAACAGCAAGATCGGGGCGTTCGCCAACTTCCTCGGGACCGTCGTGAATGCACCGGGCACGGCCTTGTCGGCAACCGACGAGTTCTTCAAGCAGATGTCCTACCGAAGCACCGTCAAGGCAGGACTCCTTGCCGATGCCATGCAGGAAGTCGCGGCAGGCCGTCTGGCCAAGGACCAGATGGGACAGTTTGTCGAGACGCGATTCCAGCGAATGGTGGAAGACGGCCAGTTCTACGCGGAGAAGAAGATCCGTGCGGACGCGAACAACGCGGCACAGAGGGAGATCGCGCAGGGATCGTTTGCTCAAGGCAGCGCAGACCACCTCGACTTCATCAAGAAGTACATGAAGGCCAACTGGAATGCCAGCGACGGTGAGCTGGCAAAGCGGGCACGGGCGACGGCGCGTGAAGCAACCTTCACGACCGAGCTTCGATCCGACCGCGCAGGTCTTGAGGGCATCAGCGCGAAGGTTCAGGTGCTTGTCGGACAGCACCCGTCCTTGCGAATCCTGATTCCGTTCGTCCGAACCCCGACGAACCTGACGCTGTTCTTCGCGCAGCGGATCCCGATCTCCGGCGTGATGTACAACATCCCGCACCTCAGCGAGATCAGCACCCGCTTCCAGCGTGACATCACAAGCGGCGATCCCGTTCGACGGGCGCAGGCACTTGGCCGGATGTCGGGCGGAACGCTCATCACGATGTCGGCCATCGTCGCGGCAGGTACGGGAATCCTGACTGGATCCGGCCCCAAGGATCCAGAAGAGCGGGCCTATCTGGCGAAGTCCGGCTGGCAGCCGTATTCGATCAAGGTGGGCGACACCTACATCAGCTACCGGAGAATGGATCCATTTGCGACCTTCTTCGGTGTCGTGGCTGACCTGCACGAAGCGTATGCGAACGCCGAAGACGCGCAGAAGAGCGTCATCGAGGTCACGCTCAAGGGTGTGGTTGCGGCCGTGGCGAACAACATCGCCAACAAGACCTACCTGACTGGTCTGGTCCGCGCTGCCAACGCGGTGTCCGATGCCGAGCGTTACGGAGCGGACTGGCTTGAGCAGACCATCGCGTCGTTCGTCCCGTCCGCGCTGTCGCAGACTCAGGACATCCTCGGCATGGATCCCGTGATGCGCGATGTGCAGACCATCGCTGATGCGATTCGAAACCGCATTCCCGGCATCGCTGAGAATGTCGCCCCCCGCCGCGATGTGCTTGGTGAGCCGCTGCGACGGTCGCGCATTCTCGGTGCGGTTCCTCCAGCATGGCCGTTCTCCTACAGCAAGGTCAACAATGACATCATCGCGCAGGAGCTGGCGCAGCTTGGTGCTGGATTCACGCCGCCGCGGGCGATGCGAAACGATGTGGATCTCCGCGCGTATGTGAACCGGAAGGGCCAGAACTCCTACGACAGGTGGCAGGAGCTGACGGGTCAGGTCCGGCTTGGCGGACGCACCCTCCGGGAATCTATGGAGCAGCTGATCCAGTCGTCTGGCTACCAGCGCACCGACCCCACCAGCGTCGAAGGATACGACTCACCCCGCGTCGGGATGCTGCGAAAGCTGATCTCGCGGTACCGTGACGCTGCGTTCCGTCAAACCATGCAGGAGTTCCCAGACCTTATGGAAGCGGAACGCCACCGCAGGGCAACAGTCATTGGAGCGGCAAGCGGAAAGCCGTTCGCAGAGCTTCTTCAATACTCCCGAGGTAGGTAATGGCCAACTCATTTCAAGCTTCAACCGGAAACGGAACGGCAGGCCCGTTCAGTTGGGCGCAGATTGACGGATACATCTCCTCCGCTCACATCTATGTCTATGTGAATGGTGTGCTGAAGACCCTCACATCCGACTACACGCTGAACACGACGGCGAAGACCGTCACCTTCACGGCGGGAAACTTCCCGTCATCGGGTGACTACATCGAGATCAAGCGGATCACGCCGAAGACGGTCGCTGGCCTACAGGTCAACTTTGCCGATGCGTCCGTGCTCACGGCACAGGACATGAACAACGCCCAGAAGCAGCAGCTGTTCATCGCGCAGGAAGCGCAGGACACAGGTGCTGGCGGCATGGGCAAGAACTTCTTCAGCACCGCATGGGATGCGACCAACCTGCGGATCGAGCGTGTGTCTCCTCCGACGAACCTGACGGATGCGGCGAACAAGCAGTATGTCGATTCGCTGTCGCTGTTCGGTGCGTTCACGGTTCCGCAGAGCTGGTCTTTCAGCGGCGATGGTTCTGTCGAGGATATCTACCTGACAAATCCCGAACCCACCTGCACCGATCCGGCGATGTTCATCGTTGAAGTCAACGGTGTTCTCCAGCGGCCTGTGACCAACTACGACATCGTTGCAGTCGGTCCCTATTGGCAGATCCAGTTCACCGCACCTCCGGCAGCGGGGACGGACAACATTGTCATCCGCAACTTCGGCGTGGCCCGCAACGCGCTTGATGTGCTGCCCAACAGTTCCGTGACCGCGCAGTACATCGCCAACGGTGCGGTCGAGACGGCCAAGATCCTCGATGATGCAGTCACGACTGCGAAGATTGCCAACCTTGCGGTCACGACCGCGAAGCTGAACAACGCAGCGGTGACGGAAGCCAAGCTTGGAAGCGGTGCTGTGACGGCGGACAAGATCGGAAGTCTTGCCGTCACTACGGCGAAGCTTGCGGCAAGCGCGGTCGAAACGGACAAGATCGCTGACTTGAATGTCACGACGGGAAAGATCGCAAATCTTGCGGTCAACAACGCGAAGATTGCAGACGCATCCGTCTCATTCGCGCAGTTGAAGCAGACAAGCTTCACGGGAGCTGGAAGCGACCTTCGCCTGCTGAACGCCAACACATCTGGAACTGCGGTGCTGACGGCGGCCAGTTCGATTCCCTTGAGCACATTTGCCGTTCCTACGGCAAATATCGCCATGAACAACCTGACGCTGACTGGCCTACAGACAGCGCAGTTCACGCCGACGCTGTATCTCGGAACCACGGAAGTCAGTTCGTACACCTCCCGGTTCGCGCGGTACATCAAGATCGACCGCGTTGTGGTGTTCACGATTTCGATTGTCGTCAACACCAAGGGAGCAGGTGTGGGCAATGTCGTTGTGCGCGGCCTTCCGTTCAGCTGCCAAGCAAATGGCTGGGCTCCGGTCAGTTGCGTGGGGTTCAACAACTTCACGGGGTTGACGGGCGCGTTGCTCGGATTCATCGACCCGACCAATCCGACCTATGTGACCATCCGTCAGAGTGCAGCTACGGGATCGGCTGTCGTAACCGAGGCAAACATCACCGCAGGAGCCTCGCTGTATCTTTCTGGTACCTACATCGCTGACAGCTAAGGAACAACCTCATGCCGCTCAACAATGTCCAAGCCGTGCAGTCCACGGGATTGCTCAAGACAGCCAACAACCTGTCGGAGATCCGCGCCTATACCGACCAACTCATGGGCGTTGGTGATGTCAAGCTCATCGCGGCCGCGGTCGCTCCGAAAGGATGGCTTGCTTGCAACGGAGCTTCCGTCAGCACCACTACCTACTCCGCGTTGTTCGCCAAGATTGCGTACACCTTCGGTGGAAGCGGCGCAAACTTCACGCTACCGAACATCTCGGCTCCGGTGGCAAACACCCTGTACATCATCAAGGCATCGGAGTACACGCCGTGAACGAGGAAGTGCTCATTGCGCTTGGTCGTTTGGAAGGCAAGGTCGATGCAATGATGACCTCGCTCCGCATCCAGCAGGAAGAACTACAACGGCTCGATGTTCGCGTCCGCGACCTTGAGCAGAGCAAGGCGTGGCTGCTCGGTGCCGCCGCGGTCATCTCGTTCCTGTCGGGTCTTGTCGTCAAGTTCATTCCATTGAAGGGATAATCATCATGCGTGTCATTTTCCTCGGTTCGAAGTCCGCGACGGGAGCTCCCACGGATGTCACTTTCGAAACGCCCTTCGATCACTATGTCGATGAGCGCGTCGGTGTCTTTCAGGCTGAGTTTGCGGGAACCGCAACCGTCACTCTTGAAGGCCGCTTGACTGGTTCCGCTAACTGGACGACCATCACCACGATTGCCAGCACGGACAGCAGCAAGGCGAAGACCGTTGCGCTGATGCCGCTGATGCGGCTCAACATCACATCGTGGACCAGCGGCCTTGTAAGCGGGTGGCTGGGGATCTGATGAACATCCTGCGACGAGCCCTGTTCCACCAGAACCTGTTCTCGACTACGGAAGATGCCTATCCCGGCTCTCCGCTGTCGTCTCCGGTTCAGTCGCAGACCTCGCATCATCTCAGCGGTGGGCTGGAAGTAGAGAACTATCTGGCCTTCACGGCGGCGTTCAACCTGTCTGGTTCAGCTCCCACTTGGTCGGTGTCTTCGGCGGTGTACACGCAGAACAGCTATATCGAGGGCGGATCGCTCTCGATAGCACCGATGACGAGCTTCAACAAAGGACAGGTGTCCACAGGCACCGGAAGCACCGATCCGATTCAAGCCCGAATCGACATCAACAGCGTGGGGGATCCAAACGGATTCATCGGCGCGTACCCGAGGGCATGGGGAATCCTGATGCACATCAAGACGGGCAACAAGATCCCGATGACGACGATGCTCAGGCAGTCAGTCTCAATCATCCGCTTCGATGGACAGGCTCGATTCGATCCGGTTCAACTGGCCTCGGGAGACGCGATGATCTTGAAGGTCTACCTAACGGGGAATCCACGATGAACCTGATTCGACGCGCTGCGTTTCTCAAGAATCTCAGCGGCAGTACAACACCTTTAGTCGCAGACACCGAGAAACTAAGCGAGGTTCTAGTTCAGGATGAGGCATTGCCCCACTTCGACAAAGGCGCGACGGATGTCGCTTCTGGATTTACAAGCAATCCCATCTTCACGCTGACCGGAACAATCGCGGCAAGAAGCACAAACTCGACCACGGGGTTTACCGACATCGGAAGTTACCAACTCGACATGGGTACTTCCTTTGGCGTTCTCGATCAATCACAGCCTGTGTTCCACCCGGGTAACGCAAATCTTGCCCGCCTGTACCGAGCAACCAACGGATACCTAGAGATCAAACTTGGGTTTATCTACTCAGGTAATCCTGCGAACTTCCTGACCATCTACGGAACAGGTGGGTTTGTGCGTTACATCAATCGAACACGCGGAACACCGTTGACTCAGTTGTTCCTGACCGAAACGGTTGGAGTAGCTGCGGGAACCGTCCGATTTACCAAGAGTGGAAACCTGACGCAGACAGGCGAAGCCGTCGGTGATGTTGTTCGCCTTGAGTTCTACTTCGCAGGAGGCTGACATGACCGATCCCGAACTGATGGCGAAACTGCACCAGCTGCTGACCCAGAACCTGATCGACAAGATCGAGTCCGGCGAAGCGACTGCCGCGGACCTTGGCGTGGCTCGACAGCTGCTCAAGGACAACGGGGTCAACGCCACCCCCTCCCAAGGCACTCCCATCCTGAGGCTGTCGCAAGCCCTGCCTTTCGATGAAGCCCAAGAAGCCGTCTAGGATCGCATTACAGACCTTCTGATTTCGACCCTATGGACACCCTATACAGCAATCTAAACGCCTTGGCGGGCCATCCACGGGGCTAGAAACGAAAGCCAATGCAAATCGACCCCCGCCTCAAGGACTTTCGGAACTTTCTCTGGCTGACTTGGCAGCATTTGGGACTGCCGGAACCCACCCCAGTCCAGTACGACCTAGCCGCATACTTGCAGAACGGACCCCGCCGATGCGTGATCGAAGCCTTTCGTGGAGTCGGGAAGTCCTTCGTCACCTCAGCGTTCGTCATCCACCAGCTGCTGCTCGATCCGAGCAAGAACATTCTGGTGGTCAGCAGCAGCAAGCAGAGGGCGGACGACTTCACGACCTTCACCCTGCGGATCATCGAGTCGATGGAGATCCTGCACCACCTGCGCCCGAGGGAAGACCAGCGCAAGTCGAAGATCGCGTTCGATGTGGGCCTAGCCCCGCCGAGCCAGAGCCCGAGCGTGGTGAGCAAGGGGATCACCTCGCAGATCACGGGAAGCCGCGCCGACCTGATCGTCGCGGACGATGTGGAAAGCGCAAACAACAGCCTGACGCAGACAATGCGTGACAAGCTGTCGGAGTCCGTGAAGGAGTTCGACGCTGTTCTCAAGCCAGACGGCCGCGTGGTCTACCTCGGCACACCGCAGACCGAGGCATCGCTGTACGCATCGCTGCCGGAGCGCGGATACGAGGTCCGAATCTGGCCTGCTCGGTACCCGGAGGCACGGCTGAGGGAGTTCTACGGGGCCCGACTCGCCCCGATGATCGCTGACAAGCTCGACAAGAACCCGGAGCTCGTCGGAAAGCCGACGGATCCGCAGCGGTTCTCCGAGATCGACCTGATGGAACGCGAGATGTCCTTCGGACGCTCGGGTTTCTCGCTCCAGTTCATGCTGGACACCAGCCTGTCCGACCTCGACCGCTATCCGCTGCGCCTGTCGGACGCGATCATCACCGAGTGCGAGATCGACACCGCGCCGGAGAAGCTGATCTGGGGCAAGGACAAGCCCTGCGAGGACCTGCCGTGCGTCGGACTGAACGGCGACAGGTGGTACCGGGCGGTCGCCAGCATCGGTGCATCCTCCCCGAAGCCGTACACGGGCTCGGTCATGGCCATCGACCCCTCGGGACGCGGCACAGACGAGACGGCGTTCGCCGTGGTCAAGATGCTCAACGGATTCCTGTTTGTCACCGAGGCGGGTGGACTACCGGGCGGGTACGACGAACGGACGCTGAAGGAGCTAGTGGACATCGCCTCGCGGCAGAAGGTCAACCACATCGTGGTCGAGTCCAACTTCGGTGACGGAATGTTCACCGAGCTGCTGAAGCCGCACCTGCGGGCTGGCCACAACTGCTTCATCGAGGAGGTCCGCCACTCGGTGCAGAAGGAGAAGCGGATCATCGACACGCTGGAGCCCGTGCTGAACCAGCACAAGCTGGTCATTGACTCCCGAGTCGTCCAGCGCGACTACGAAACCGCCAAGACCTCCGACAAGACGCTGCACTACAGCCTGTTCTACCAGATGTCTCGGGTGGTCAAGGCTCGGGGTGCCCTGCTGCACGACGACCGTCTTGACGCTCTGTCCATCGCGGTCAACTACTGGACGGAACAGATGGCTCAGGATGCCGACGAGAAGATCCAAGCGGCAAGACAGCAAGCCATAGACGAACGGCTGGAAAGGTTCATGGAAGGAAGACTGATCCCAAAGGCTAGGGAACCTGAGGATTACTCTTGGAACAACCGCAGGTAATCCGCCTACGGCCCTTCCCCTGCCCCATCCAAGAGAAGACCAAGAGAAGACTGGATCGGTACCACCTCCCCCCTATCTAGCCAATCTAGAACAACTCTGTAGTACCACCGTAGGTGGATGACAGAGATGGATATGGGGTACCTCTATGGTAGGGGCTAGAAGAACTCTAGAACAACTCTAGATACCTTTAGATATCCATAAGTATCCATTCTAGATGGGTATAGGTATCCGGTAGGATCATCTCTAGAGTCTCGATACAGGTAACTGTCAGCTATCCACTAGCTACCAGAAGGGGGGTAGGGGGTGTCAGACAGCATTGTCATTGCCGGACTGTGTGTCCAGATCCACCGTCAACCGATGGGAGGGGAGGGGGAGGAGTTCCTGTTCGGGACTTGGGCTCAGGGTCCCCTGCCCACCATCACCGTCAACTCCTCCTGTACCGAAGCCATCCAAACACGGACTCTCTTGCATGAGGTCCTAGAGGCGATCAACGACCTATACGGCATCGGCCTACAGGAGGAGCAAATCTGCGCCTTGGAAACCGGACTGGCCGATACTCTCGGTCGAAATCCCGAGTTTGCCTTGGCACTTGTCAACGGTTTGCGTGTTCGCTAGGATGCGTCCCGCATTCTTCTCCCCCACAGGGTGGTCCCGTTCGGCAACGCCCCGCTCGGGATCACCCTGAAGAGAGAACACTTTGGAGGAAACCAATGGACAAGCAGTCGTGGCAGCCCGTGCTACAGCGGGCTACGGAGGACATCAACCTGAGCCTGTCTTTGCGACAGGCTTGTCGTGATGCCCTAGTCGAGCTGTGTGCAATCCGGAAAGGTCTGGAGGACCTGAAGATCAAGACCCGCGACATCAGCGCGGAGGTCGATCAGATCCGGGAAGGCAGGCTGGAATGAGCGACGACATCGACATTGTTGATCGTCTCAGGATCAACTGGACATCGCTCACCGACACGCAGAACGCCGAGCGAAATGAAGCCGCCGACGAGATCGAGCGGCTGCGCGCGGAGCGCGAGAAGTGCCACGACATCATGGAGAGCCAGTCACATCAGCTGACCCGGATGGCCCGTGATATCGAGATGTTCCGGGAGATGATCGCGGAGATGCGGGAACGCAACAACAAGTTGCTCCACAAGCTACAGGAGTTCGAAGCGAGGGAAGCAGAATGAACTACCTCAGCATTTGCTCTGGAATCGAAGCCGCATCCGTTGCGTGGCATTCGCTTGGATGGAAAGCTGTGGGGTTCTCTGAAATTGAACCGTTTCCCTGTTCTGTCCTAGCGCATCGGTTTCCAACAGTCCCGAACTACGGAGACATGACCAAGTATGAGCAATGGCCCTTACAACCCGGATCAGTTGACCTTCTGGTCGGGGGCACCCCATGTCAGTCATTCTCCGTCGCAGGACTGCGGAAAGGGCTTGAAGACCCGCGGGGAAACCTCATGCTCACCTTTCTTGGAATCGCTGCTCGGTTCCAACCTAGATGGGTTGTCTGGGAAAATGTTCCCGGTGTCTTGTCCAGCGGATCCGGACGGGACTTTGGTGCCTTCCTCGGGGCGTTGGGCCAACTCGGGTATGGGTACGCCTACCGAGTGCTGGATGCTCAATACATCCGAGTGGGGAACTGGCCCCAAGCCGTCCCGCAGCGACGGCGACGTGTGTTCGTTGTCGGATGTCTTGGAGACTACACAGGTCCCGGAAAGGTTCTGGCTATCGAAGAAGGCTTGCGAGGGCATATTGCGGCGCAGTCAACGACGAGGAAAGAAGCTACCGAAGATGTTGAAGGAAGCGTTGGAAACAACCGCTGGTGGGATGGAAGCCCCTGTGCGTCAACATTGACTAAATCAAATGCAAACGGGGCACAACGGATGCCTGATAAGGCGAACTTTGGTGCTGTTATTCAGCCTATTGTGGGAGCCCTAACAGCGCGTGGGCCTGACTCGTGTGGAAGACCTGCATTAGATGCGGGTCATGTATTTCCTGCTGTTTTTCGCAAGTCCAAACGCGCCCAAAGCGCGACGGACGATGAGTCATGGGTACAGGCGGAAACTTCAAACACCGTCAATGCGTTTGATACTGGAGAAAGAGACACACACGCTGTGGCTACTGCTATGACAGTTCGCCGCTTGACCCCACTTGAGTGCGAACGGCTACAAGGATTCCCCGACGATTGGACGCTAGTACCGCATCGGGGCAAGCCCGCCGCAGATGGACCCCGCTACAAGGCACTTGGTAACTCAATGGCCTGCAACTGCATGGCTTGGATTGGAGAACGCATTGCTCAATACGAGCAGGAGGACAAATGACTGCGACAAAGCCGAAGAAGAACCACCCGTGGGCCATGAAGGCCGTCAATAAGCCCGCAAATCCGCCCAAGACGGGGAAGACGGGCAAGAAGGAAGGTGCAAAGTGAGCCTACCCAAGCCTCCGAAGGGCACGAAGATTTACTTCAAGCCCGTGGACGACCGGATGTTCATCGAGTTCGCCATCCCGAAGGGCAGCGTGGGTGAACACTACCACCTGTTCGACTTCACGGACGAGTGGACCGAGATGTTGAACGAGATTCAGGGACTGGAAGATGTCCTGTCCGGTGGGGCAGAGGTCAATCCAGAGGAGAACGAGCCCGCCTACGCGAAGTTTGAGCGGCTGGCAGCCAAGTTCATCGAGCTGAAGCGGCCCAAGGCGGCTGAGATGGCTCTGGACGGGTTCCTGCATGAGACGATGAGCGGGCCCGACGAGGATGTTGTGGAGGCCCTGAGGGTCTACACGGCCTTGTGGACGAAACTCAAGGAGATGAAGGCCGATCTGGCCCGGAACAACTGACCACTCAATCGCGCCGAATCGTCTAATACTGGGCCTGTCGGTGGGACAGAGCGTATAATCCAGAAGATCCCGCTCGGCGGGGATGCGGGTGCAAGTCCCGCTTTGGGCGCGTAGCAACAAGCATCTTTTCCTCCAAGGGCGGTACAGGCTTCACGGTCTGTGCCGCCTTTCTGTTTGCGGACCTTTCGGCAGAAAAATCCGAAAGGGGGTATATCGCTTCGTTTAGTCCCGATTCCCCCCCTCGGGGGCCTGCGGTCGCGCGTTCCGGCGCGGGGGCGGGACCGGGCGGCCGACGCGGGCCCGATAACGGGCGGCCCCGGCCGTATCCGGCCCCGCCGCCACGGCCACGGACACGGCCGCCGCCGGACCACGGCCGAACCACGGGACCGCGATAGACTCCGAGTCTGTGGCGGCCCGGACGGCGGGAACCACGGCCACAGACACGGCCGACACGGGACACGCTGGCCGGACGCTGGCCGCGCGGAATCGCTGGCCGGACGCTGGCCGCGTTCCCCTTCGATTCCGTTTCTTGCGTTTCCGTTCAAGTGTGGCCACAGCTTCGGCCGATGAAACGGCCCGCGGTCCCCGGAACGGTTCCGGCCCGCCCCGCCCCTAATAGGATTGAACAATGCCACAGCGTCCGCCACAGCTTCCCGCCGCCACAGCTTCCGCCGGTCCCGAACCGGCCGCCACAGCTTCCGCCTTATCCCGTATCCCGTCCGCCGTCCGCCGCGCGGAACTGGCCGCGTACTTCGGCCCCGATGCCGAACGGGCCGCCGCCGCCCTTGAAATGATCGCGGGACGGTCCCCACAGCTTGACACGGGGACGGACCGCGACTAGATTCCGTCTATACGGCCGCCGTGGCCGTCCGCACACTTTGGAGGATTGAACAATGCTCACAGCTTCCGCCGCCCTTCCGTCTAATCCGTCCGCCGATTTCATCGGCCTACTGTGCACGCTCCACAATGCGCCGGGGTTTCTCTCGGCCGGGGCGATTCGGGCCCTATGCGTGGCCGTGGCCGACGCGGCCGACGAAATCCCCACAGAATCCGCCGCCGTGTCTGTGGTGATTCCCGCTTGGGAAGCATTCGAAGAAACGCCCACGGCCGCCGCCGATGTCTTTCGAATGGCGAAACCGTTCCACGGCCGCGCGTCCGCGTGGCGTTCAATGCGTCCCGATGCCGTGGCCGACGCGGCCGCCGCGATTGTCCGCAAGTTCTAACGGCCACGGCGGGGGAAACCCCGCCGCCGCCCTTCGCCCGCGGGGAACGGTTCCCACGGGCCCGCACACTTTGGAGGATTCTAGAATGCTCGGATATCTCGCAAGCTTCGCGGCCAGCGTGGCCGCCGCCGTCACGGGAACCACGACGGCCGAAACCGACGCGGCCGGGGTTCGGTTCGGTCCGGGGACCGCGTACCCCGCGGAACTGGCCACGGGCCGCCGCCCCCTTCGGTTCGCGGTTCGTGTCGTCGGCCACGGCGGCGGGGAATGGCGGGCCGATTGTGTCGCGCCGGAATGGCGGGCCGCGGTCCGATTGACGAACCGCCACGCACGAACCGCCCCGGTTCGCGTGGGGGGATTCGACGGGCCCGCGGTCCGGTTCGCGCGGTTCTCGGCCGACGGCGGCCGCATGATCGGATACGCGTACAATGCGGACGGGGTGGAAATCGGGACCGTGTCAATCGGACGCGCCGACGGTTCCCCGATTCGCGCCGGGAAGGGGGCCCGCCGTGGTGAAGCTTGAACGAATCCGGGCGGCCCTACCATCGGCGGCCGCGTGGCGGAATGAAACCGAGCCGGATACGGCCGAGAGATACGCGCGGACGGCCGCGAAGCTGGCCGCACTACTTCGGGAAGTTTCGGACGGGGACGACGACGCGGGGGACCGTTTCGCCCTTGCCGAATCTCTTTACGCTATCTCGGGCGATTTCCACGGCGGCCAGCGTTCCGCCCTATATCGCGTGGGGTGCGTGGTGGAATCGGCCCCGGTTTCTTTCCGGCCGTCCCCGCTATGGAACGGTCCCGATTCGGACGGGGCCCGCCGGATATATCGACACTTTCGCGCCCGGTGGCGGCGGGACGAATCCCGCGCGGCCGATTTCGCGGAACGGGCCGCCGTGATTCTGTGCATTCTGTGCACCGATGAAACCGAAGGGGGGGACGAATGATCCGCCCCGATTTCCCGTACCTTGACACGGACCCGGCCGCGTGGCGAAATCGCCCGGTTCCCGGTTCGCTTGCGTGTCCGAAGCTGGCCGCCGTCGGCCGTATCATTTCCGGCCACGGGTTTGCCGACGCTGAAACCGGGGACACGGAAACCGGGGGCGCGTGGTTCGCGCGTATCGACATTCCCGCAGGGGGAACGCTTCGCGGATTGATTGACTCGGCCCGCGAAATGGAACCGGACGCGCCCGCGCTTGCCGGATGGAATCCGGCGGGGTGGAACGAATCGCCCGCGTTCCCGGCGGACAATCCGGCCGCATTCGGCGGCCTGATATACGGCCGCGATTCGGACGGGTTCGAAATCGTGGGGGCATTCGGCCGGGACGGTTTCCGCCGCGCGTGGAACCGCCTAACGGGCGAATGGGCGGACCCGCTGGCAAGTTTCGCCCTACGCGCCGCCGAGAACCACGGCCGCTATCGGGTCCGGAAGGGGCACGGGTTCCGCATTGAAACCGCCGAAGGGTTTCGCGGGGTTTCCCTATGTTTCCTGATTGTTTCGGATTGTGGGGATTCCCGATTGATTCAATCGGACTACGATTTCCCCGGAATCGCGGCCGACTTTGGATGGAAACCCCGGGGCCCGCTCGGGTGCCCGTGCGAACGGACGGACGGAACCGGGCCGTGTCCGGATTGTGGCAAGCTGGCCGGGGACTATATCGCGGAAGCTTCCGCCTATATCGCGGAACTAGCCGGGACCGGAATCCGCGCGGAGGATCCGGGGTATTTCGAATGATGGAACCACGGCCCCGGCGGGGGAAACTCCGCCGCGGGCCCTTCGCGGTTCCGCCGCCGTGGCGGTCCGCAGTCTGGCACACTTTGGAGGATTTCAGAATGTCGCGCGTAAACGCATTCGCCCGCGTTTCGAATAGTGCGGGCCGTCAAGTTTCCGTAGGGGGCCGCGGGGCCGCCGATTCCGTCCGGGGTTGGTTCAATGTCGCAACCCGTGCCGGGGAATACGCGGCCAGCTTCCGCGCGGAATGCGTGGGGGCCGGACTACGGGCCGCGGACCGCCGCCGCAAGGGTACCGGGGATGATCGGGCCGCCGTATTTACTCTGACTCTTCCGGAAGCTTCGGACGCGGTTTCCGTTCGCATTGTGGACCCGGGCGAATCCGCGCGGAAGCTCCTCGGGTTCGGCGCGTTTCTTGTCACAATGCGGGAAGCGGTGAATCTGGCCGACGGAATCGCATCGGGGGAAACCACGGACGGGGCCGCCGCGGCCGCCGCCGCCCGTTCCCGCGTGGACCGCGCCGCCGCACTAGTGCCCCCGCCGCCGCCCCTTCCGCGCGTGATTCTCCCCGGCGGGGTGGAAATGTCTGAAGCTCTGGCCGCCCTTGCGTGGGTCAATGCGGACCCGTCCCGCGCGGCCGCATTCGCGGCGGATAGGGGGACCGCGTGAAACGGGAAACCGCCGCCGCGATTGTGTGGGGTTTCATTCTGGCCGCCGCCGCCGTGGTTTCGATTCTGGCCACGCGGAAGGGGGGCCGCCGATGAAATAGGGGCCCGCCCCGCCCCCGTTCCCCGTCCCGCCCCGGTTCCCGCCGGGGCGGTTTCTTTCCCGCCCCGCCCCCGTTCCCCGTCCCGCCCCGGTTCCCGCCGGGGCGGTTTCTTTCCCGCCCCGTTTCCGTTCCCCGTCCCGCCCCGGTTCCCGCCGGGGCGGTTTCATTTCCGGCCGGGGGCGGCCGGGTCCGGGTCCGAAGCTGGCCGGGTCCGAAGCTGGCCGGGTCCGAAGCTGGCCGGGACCGGGGGCGGCCGCGCGTAGTTATCCGGACCGAACGGGGGCGGCGTGGTGCCCCCGGGGCCGCCCGGATTCGGGCCGTTATCGGGCCAAATCGCTGTTTAGGCGCACCATAGTCGCGCTGTTAGTCGCGTTGAACAACCGTTTGACAAGTCTAACTACAGCGTATAGACTGGATGTAACGCGCTTTCGCGTTGGAGGAACCCATGTCGATTATCAGTTCTGGTCATTCATGGAAAGTTTCGGTGTCCGGCAACGGAACCCGGTACCGCAGATCGTTCAAGTCCCTACAGGACGCGGAAATCTGGCAGGCACAGGCCAAGCTGGCCGTCCTGCAAGGACAGATTCCTCCCGGACTGTCCGCCGGAGAAGGGCACAACGGAATGACGATAGCCGAACTCGCAGACACCGTGTACCGTCAGGTCTGGGCAGGAACCCGCGGCGAAGTCACCGCTGACATCAACGCTTCGTCGGTCGTTCGCATCCTCGGTGCCGACCGGGAAATCTCCTCGATCACCACGGCCGATGGCGATGCGGTGATCGCGGAGCTGCGCCGCATCGGCAACAGCAACGCGACGATCAACCGCAAGATGGCCGCGCTGTCCCGCATGATGAGCTTCGCACACGACCGCGGGTGGATCACCCGCAAGCCGAAGTTCGAACGGCTGCGGGAATCCGATGGTCGTGTCCGGTTCCTGACCAAGGCCGAGTACACCAACATCCGCGAGGATCTGGCCATGCACGATTGCGACATGGCTGATCTTGTAGTCGTGCTGGTGGAGACGGGGCTTCGCCTGTCCGAAGCGTTGAACCTCCGTTGGGAGGACATCGACATGACGGCCAGTCACATTCGGGTGTGGCAGAACAAGAGCGACAAGCCGCGCTCGGTTCCCCTGTCCACGGCTGCATGGAATGTGCTGTGTCCACGCAGCGAACAGGGTGCCGGACCATTTGTGATGATGTCGCTGCACTCCGTCCGACATAGGTGGGACGCAATGAAGAAGCGGCTCGGTCTTCAGGATGACAAGGAGCTCACTCCGCATTGCTGTCGCCACACCTTTGCGTCGTGGCTGGTGCAGCGTGGTGTGCCGATCTTCACGGTCAAGGAACTCTGCGGTCACAAGTGCATCGAGGTCACGATGCGTTACGCGCACCTCAAGGACGAGGACCGGACGAACGCAATCACAGCCGTGTTCGGCTGACAACTGGAGGACTCATGGACGAGCGTATGGTCGAAGCTGAGATGGTGGAACTCGGCAAGCTGAGGTACCGCCACCGTGTTGCAAGGAACGCAAAGCATGGAAGCGAGACGACCGATCCGGTCACGCGACACGCGATGTCGCTGGCCGTCCCGGCTGTGACTCAAGCCATCGAATCGTGGAAGACGATGTGCCGCGGCCGACCCGGCCGTATGCACCGGGCCCTTGAGTACATCGAGGTGCTGCCTTCCGATGTAGTCGCGCTGCTGTCGCTCAAGTCGCTGCTCGACTCGGCATCGCAATCGAAGACGATGCTCAAGGCGGCGAACAGCATCGCCCGTGTGCTAGAGGACGAGGCCGACTTCCGCAACATCGTTCAACAGGAACCCGTGCTGTGGCAGCAGCTCCAGCGTCAGGTCAAGGGCAACATCAACGAGCGTCAGCGTCGGAAGTTCATTGAGCGCAGCATCAAGAACCACAACCTCGGCATCAGCAACTGGCCGCCGAAGGCACGGGCTCAGGTCGGCATCGTCCTAGTCGAGCTGATCCATCAGAACACCGATCTGCTCAAGATCGAGAACATCCGCAACGAGCGCGGCAAGACCTTGACGATGGTCGGAGCCAGCGATTCGTTCTTCGACTACATCAAGAAGAACAGCGCGAAGGCAGAGATGCTTTCGCCCGTGTGGCTGCCGATGGTGGAGAAGCCGCTCGACTGGAAGGATCCGTTCGTCGGCGGGTATCAGGCCGACTTCTTCCGTCGCCGCCCTCTGGTCAAGGTCCACAGCCGCCGCTATCTCGATGACCTGAAGGGCCGCGATCTCCATTTCGTATACAAGGCCATCAATACGATTCAGAAGACGGTCTGGCGCACCAATCCGTATACGCTCGATGTCGTGCGGTCGTGCTGGGAGAACAACCTTCCGGTCGGTGACATCCCTGCGCGTGACGACTTCGCGTATCCGTCCAAGCCTGTGGACATCAAGGAGAACGACGAGGCCCGAAGGCAGTACCGAAAGGAATACTGCCGGATCAAGTGGGCGAATCAGCATCTCGGTTCCAAGCGGATGCAGCTGGCCAAGATGCTCTGGGTTGCGGACCGATACGCGGATGTGCCGATGCACTTCCCGATGCAGCTCGACTTCCGTGGTCGTGGCTACCCGATGCCCGGGTATCTGAATCCTCAGGGGTTCGACGCGGCGAAGGCTTGCCTGCGTTTCGGCAAGGGCCTGCCGATGACGGACGACGGCGAGATGTGGTTGCGGATCCACGGAGCCAACTGCTACGGCAAGGACAAGGACCGCTACACCGACCGCCTGCAATGGGTCAAGGACTTTGAGAAGGACATCATCGAGGTTGGCCGAAGGCCGCTCGATACCGTCGCGTTCTGGAGCAAGGCCGACAAGCCGTTTGAGTTCCTTGCCTTCTGCGACGAGTTCACGCGGATGAAAGACACGGCGAAGTTTGTCACGCATCTTCCCATCGGCATCGACGGCAGCAACAACGCGCTGCAACTGATCTCGCTGCTGCTGCGCGATAGCGTTGGTGCCGAGGCCACGAACTGCGTCGAGTGCGAGTACCCCGCCGACATCTACCGCCTAGTCGCGCAGAGGGTTCTGGAGATGGTGTCGTCTATGGACCACACCTACGCACAGGGTTGGTCTGAGATCGGCATCACGCGATCCTGCATCAAGCGTCCCGTGATGACGAAGCCCTATGCTGCCACGCTGTACTCATGCAAGCAGTACATCGGAGAGTGGCTGCACGACGAGATGGATCGTCGTCGTCAGGCCGGACTGTCCCTGCCGTTCACCGATGTGTGGTCCCCCTCGATGTGGCTGGCCAAGGTCGTGCACCAGACCATCGACCAAGTTGTTCCCGGCGTGGCCACGCTGATGAAGTGGCTACAGCAGGTCAGCGACATCTGCGTCCAGCATGAAACGGCGATTTCGTGGACCGCGCCAAGCGGGTTCTGGATCCGGCAGTACTATCCGATGTGGAAGAAAGAAGAGGTCCGCTGCGCCATCGGACCGAAGATCCGCGTCCATGCCATGAACATTGAGGACAACCGAATGTCCCGCCGTGCCAACCGCAATGCGATCACGGCCAACTTCGTCCATGCTCTAGACTCGTCCATCATGGTGTGGTCCACCAACAGGTGCGCCGACCTGCACGGCATTGATGTATTCAGTTGGATACACGATCAAGCGGCAACGCTTGCTCCTAATGTCGGCATCCTGCAATCCGAAATCAAGGAATCCGCCATCGAGGTGTTCTCGATGGATATTCTGGAGAGCTTCAAGACGGAGATTGATGCCCTGCTTCCGGCAGGCGTTTCCGTCCCCGCTCCCCCGCCGCGTGGAGATTTCGATCTCAGTCGTCTTCGCGGTGCCCAGTACTTCTTCGCATGAGATCCGGAGGTTTAGCCATGAGTGACAAGAAGCGTCTCACCAGTCCGAAGGGTGTTGCCGTGTGGCCGAAGGTCAACGAGCCCGACACCAAGTTTGATGTCAAGGGAATCTTCAGCTGCGGTCTTCGGATGTCTGCGGCTTCCGCGGCACCGATGATCGCCACGCTCACGCAGATGTACGACGAGTACTACGCCAGCGAGGTGCGCGATGCCAAGAAGAAGCTGAAGAAGTGCGATCTCCCGTGGAAGGAGTGCACCAACGATTCCGGCAACCCGACGGGGGAGATCGAGTTCAAGTTCAAGCTGACGGCGAAGATCGACACGAAGGACGGACGCACCATCGAGCAGCGTCCAATCCTGTTCGATGCGAAGATGCGTCCGATGAACGACCGCGTGGGCGGCGGCAGCATCGTGCGGATCGGCTTTGAGCCGAACCTCTGGAATGTCCCGGCCACGGGTGTCGGCATGACGCTGCGCCTCAAGGCCGTGCAGGTCATCGAGCTCAAGGAGTTCGGCGGACGCACGGCCAAGGACTTCGGGTTCTCCGAGGAGGAGGGCTTTGAGACGGCCTTCACCGAGGATCAGCCGGAGGAATCCGGCGATGTCGTGGACGGCAAGCAGTTCTGATGGAACTGAAGCTGAACCTAGAGCCCATCGCCTGTCCCCGCCCACGCATCAGCAAGTGGGGTGCGTACTACCCGGCGGCGTACACGGCGTGGAAGAAGAAGGCGGCGAAGGTGGTCCGGGATGCCGTAGCTGGCATCTCGGGCCACCAGCCGTTCACCGATCCCATCGTGGTGACGCTCAGGTTCATTGTTCAGAAGCCGAAGAAGACGAAGCTTGCGGTGCCGCGGCCAGACATCGACAACTACATCAAGTCGATCTTCGATGCCTGCAACACCATCGTGTGGTCCGACGATACGCTGGTGGTCCGGGTTGATGCGGTGAAGGGTTGGTCGGGTCAACATGAACCCGGCATCTACATGACGGTGGAACTGGATGCAAAACGAATCGAACTTCCTTCGGCACGAACCGTGTCCGAAGTGCGGAAGCAAGGACGCTCTGGCCCGCTATAGCGACGGCCACGCATTCTGCTTTGGCTACGGATGTGGCCACTACGAAGAACAAACTACTCAGGACGCTGAGCAAACTCACTCAAGGAGGAGACTGCCTGTGAATCTCATCGAGCAGATCGAGATCGCCGCGCTGCCGAAGCGCGGATTGAACGAAGACACCTGCCGGAAGTTCCGGTACGGAGTCGCGCAGTATCAGAACAAGCCCGTGCAGGTGGCGAACTACCACGGGCCAGACGGTCAGGTGAAGGCACAGAAGCTGCGCTTTGCCGACAAGAGCTTCGTCGTTGTTGGCGACATGAAGGGCTGCGGGTTGTTCGGTCAGAACCTTTGGCGTGACGGCGGCAAGATCCTTGTCATCACCGAAGGCGAGATCGACGCGATGTCGGTCAGCCAGCTACAGGACAACAAGTGGCCTGTGGTCAGCATTCCCACCGGAGCGGCTGGCGCAGAGAAGGCGATTCGCGCCAACTTAGAGTGGATCGAGAAGTTTGAGACGGTCGTCTTCATGTTCGACATGGACGAGCCGGGGCAGGGCGCAGCCACGGACTGCGCGATGCTGCTCACTCCCGGCAAGGCGAGGATCGCGCAACTCCCACTCAAGGATCCAAACGAGTGCCTGACGGCAGGACGCGGCCGCGAGGTGATCGACGCGATGTGGGGAGCGAAGGTCTACAGGCCGGACGGAATCATCGACGGCCGCGACCTCTGGGTCGAGATCAACGCGAAGGATCAGCCGAGCCTTCCGTACCCGTGGGCTGGCCTACAGGACAAGCTGCACGGTCTTCGTCTCGGTGAGCTCATCACCGTGACCTCCGGCTCGGGCATCGGCAAGAGCTCCGTGTGCCGAGAGCTGGCGCATTGGTTGCTTGGCATGGGCGGCACCGTCGGATACATCGCGCTTGAGGAATCCGTCCGCCGCACCGCTCTCGGCATCATGTCCGTCGAGCTGTCGAAGAAGCTGCACATCGACAAGGAACGCGAGTCGATTCCAGAGGATGAACTGCGGCTTGCCTTTGACCGCACCGTGGGATCTGGTCGGATGTTCCTGTACGACCACTTTGGTTCGTGCGATTCGGAGAATCTGCTTGCCCGCATCCGCTACATGGTCCGCGGCCTTGAGTGCAAGTGGATCTTCCTCGATCACATCAGCATCGTCGTGTCTGGTATTGACGATGGCGAGGAGCGTCGCATCATCGACAACACGATGACGAAGCTGCGGATGCTGGTACAGGAACTGGGATGCGGAATGATTCTCGTCAGCCACCTCAAGCGGCCGAAGGAAGGATCGCATGAGGAAGGAGGCCAGACGAGTCTCGCACAGCTGCGTGGGTCTGGTGCGATTGGTCAGCTCAGCGACATCGTGATCGGTCTGGAGCGCGACCAGCAGAACGAGACGAAGAAGAACATCACGAAGATCCGTGTGCTGAAGAACCGATTCGGAGGCGACACGGGCAGGGCTGGAGAACTGCGTTGGGACAAGGACACGGGTCGATTGTCGGAAAGCCGATTCGACTTCGCGGCCGAGGATGAAGAGCTACCGAACTTCTAGGAGGAAACATGAGACGAGTTGCATTTGACATCGAGACGACATCGCTGAACCCGATGGAGGGTGACATCCTGTGCATCTCCATCTTGCTGGACAAGCAGGACCAACCCGCCGTCACCTTCAAGCGTGACGAGGTGGACAAGGCGATCCGGATGATCTTGTCCAGCGACTGCGTGATTGGCCACAACATCATCGGCTTCGATATCCCGTACATCGAGGGATGGCTCACACGCCACGACCTGTCCATGTACGAGGACTGGATGTTCAAGAAGCGGAACATCGCGTGGCACGACACGATGGTCATGGCCCGTCTGGTCTACCCCGATCAGAAGGAGCGTGACTTCGCGGCCAAGGAGTTCCCGACCGAACTGATCGGCAAGCACTCGCTCAAGGCTTGGGGCTACCGCCTCGGCTTACTCAAGGGCGACCTGCTGGAGAAGGTCACGGACTTCTCTAACCTGCAATACAGCGATGAGCTGGCTGAGTACAACCATCAGGACTGCCGCATCACGCTGGAGCTGTGGAAGAGGCTGGACTCCGAGATTGATCCCGGAGCGAAAGCACTACAGTTAGAGACAAAGTTTGCATCTTTGATCCAAAGGCAAATGAACCGCGGCTTCTGCTTCGATATCCAAGCAGCGCACCAGCTGACGGCCGAGCTCCAGAAGCGGAAGCTTGAGCTAACGGAGACGCTTCAAGCCACCGTTCCGCCGACGATCATCCAGCTCAAGACGAAGACCAAGACGATCCCGTTCAACCCCGGAAGCCGGGACCAGATCGCTGAGTATCTGATCTCACAGGGCTGGAAGCCGGAGGTGTTCACCCCATCAGGCAAGCCGCAGGTGGACGAGTCGATCCTGTCGGTGATGCCGGGTCCGACTGCGGCCGCGATCTGCGAGTACCTGACCGTGGCCAAGAGGCTCGGGCAGGTTGCCGAGGGTGACGAAGCATGGCTCAAGGCCGAGAAGAACGGCCGCATCCACGGCTATGTGAACACCAACGGAGCGATCACCGGACGGTGTACCCACAGCCGACCGAACATCGCGCAGGTCCCAGCCGTCAACGCATCGTGGGGCAAGCAATGCCGCGCCCTGTTCCGAGCGACACCGGGGATGGTCATGCTTGGATGCGATGCGTCCGGCTTGGAGCTCCGCTGCCTTGCCCACTACCTCGCTGCGTGGGACGGCGGCGAGTACGCGAATGTCATCTGCAACGGAGACATCCATACCAAGAACCAGCAGGCCGCTGGGCTGGCCACGCGCAACGACGCGAAGACATTCATATATGCGTTCTTGTATGGGGCTGGCGACGAGAAGATCGGGAACATCGTCGGCGGCAAGGCGGAAGAGGGTAAGAAACTCAAGGCAAAGTTCCTTGCAGCTACCCCCGCCCTGAAGAAGCTGCGCGATGCCGTCGCTGCCAAGGTTGACCGCGGATACCTGATCGGTGTCGATGGCCGAAAGCTGTGGATTCGAAGCAAGCACAGCGCGTTGAACACGCTGCTGCAATCTGCCGGAGCCATTGCGGTGAAGCAGGCGACCATCCTTATGGATGATGCGATCCGGCATTCCGGGTTCAACATCCATCAGGTGGCGCACATCCACGACGAGATCCAGTTTGAGGGACCAAAGGATCAGATCGAGGCGTTCGCTTCCTATACGAAGCAGGCATTCCAGTTGGCGGGTGAAATGCTCGGGTTCCGCTGCCCTCTGGATGGGGAGTACAGAATCGGAAGGAACTGGGCAGAAACGCACTAGTTGAAACGCTACCTAGCGGGATACCTCGATGGTGAGGGCTGCATCAGGTGGCAGGGAAACAGGGCGTATGTGTCCATCACGAACACCTATCCCCATGTGCTGATGCTGATCGCCAACCGATTCAAGGGTTCCGTCAGGACGCTCAAGAACAACAACCGAAACCACCGGACTGTCTACAGGTGGGAGGCCAGCGGACGACACGCTGTCCGGTTCCTGCGGATGGTCCGACCATACCTGATAGAGAAGAAGCGGCAAGCCAACATCGTGATCGAGCTAGACAGCATCGGAGTCGAGTACGATTCCTCCTATGTCAAGCATCTGATCGCAGAGCTGGCCATGCTCAAGAGGATTGATTATGCCAAGCAAGAAGACAGAAGCGTTGATTGACGGCGACATCCTGATCCACCGCATCTCCGCGGCCGTCGAGGTCCCGTGGCAATGGGACGACGACATCTGGACATTGCACAGCGATGCACGGATGGCGAAGCACCTGCTCGATGTTGAGATCGCCAGCATCCGCGAGAAGCTTGGCGGCAAGTCCGTCAAGGTCCTGATCTGCCTGTCGAGTCCGAACAACTGGCGCAACACCCTGCTCACGACATACAAGTCCAACCGCAAGGGAAACCGGAAGCCGATTGTCTACAAGGATCTTCGGGCGTATGTGGCGAACACCTACGATGTCGCGGTCATGCCCACGCTGGAGGCCGACGATGTGATGGGGATCATGGCCACCGATCCGAAGCGGAAGAACCGCGTGATCGTCACCATCGACAAGGATCTCCGCACCGTTCCGGGTGTGCACTTCAACCCTGACCACGACACCCATCCGCGCGTGATCGCGGAGAACGAGGCCAACTACGCGCACATGATGCAAACCCTGTGCGGCGACAGCACGGACGGTTACAGCGGATGTCCGGGTGTCGGGCCGAAGAAGGCCGAGGCCATCTTGGCAAACGGACACACTTGGGATCTTGTTCTCGATGCGTTCCGGAAGGCGGGACTCTCCGAGGACGAAGCGTTGGTTCAGGCGCGTGTCGCTCGGATCCTGCGGCACCATGAGTTCGACCAGAGAACATCGGAGGTGAAGCTGTGGACTCCAGCAATTTCGTCCTGAAGGACAGCGGCTCACGCGAGGAGTTTGAGACGGGAAGCCGTCGGGATATCCGAAGCGGCAAGGGACGCTATGACCTGATGAGCCCGTTCGTTCTGGACCGCGATGCTCGGCTGCTTGAGCTAGGTGCGGCGAAGTACGGCGAACGGAACTGGGAGAAGGGTCAGCCCATCTCCCGGTTCATCGACTCGGCCATGCGTCACCTGCTGCGCTATGTACAGGGCCATCGAGACGAGGACCATCTGGCCGCGGCTCGGTGGAACATCGGAGCAATCATGCACATGGAGGAGATGACGGTCCGAGGCATCGTGCCGATGGGCCTGTTCGATCTCCCAGACTGGTCAGGTGTCTCTGCCGAGGACCCTGCTCAGGATTGCACTCGGCATGGAAACACCCCAATGAAGAGCATGAAGGGCAAGAAGGGCATGAAGCACGAAATGACCGAGAGCAAGAAGGAGCGCAAGGCCGAGTACGGTCCGAAGCCCAAGATGAAGTCCGGCAAGAAGAAGTGATGCGCTCCCTATCCGCCTACCTGATTCAAAGGCGGATGGCCCAAATCTTCGCTGACTCGATTCAGGGCTGCGATGTTGTCGAGGTATTCCTTGAGGACATCGCAGCCCATCTTCGTGTTTGGCCTGCCGAGATCGTGGCCATCGTCGGCCGCAGGAAAGGCCGCCGGGAGCTGGAGCTCATGGCCATGAACTCAGGAATTCGGATCCGGGTTACATACAAACCGGGTGTCATCATGGTATTCACAAGGTAGGTACCTTATGGACATGGACCCAAAGAATGCGCCCCTCCCGGTGACGAGCGAACTAGTCACCATGCTCGATGAACTGATCCCAGAGAAGTGCCCAGACCTCTCGACATCCGACAGGGAAATCTGGCACTACAGGGGAATGAGGCAGGTCGTTCACCTCCTCCGCAGTCACCTCAAGGAACGAACCGAGAACCGCCATGTGCAGCAGCCCTAAGATGCCCCCGATGCCGGAGCCCCCAAAGCCCCTGCCCCCGCCGGAACCGCCGCCGCCGCCCCCGATCAATCCGCCGCGCAACACCCAGATGATGACCCCCGCGGATGTTTCTGGTGGTCTGCCTGTCATCAACCCAGACGAGTACACGCGGCGGGGCCGCGGACGCTCGGCCCTGACCATTCCGCTTGAGGGCGCAGCCACGGGCGGACTCAACATTCCTACGGGGTAAACCATGCGAACGGCTGAAGCCATCTACATGAACCTTGAGTCGCAGAGGGAGGTCTACCTCCAACGCGCTCGGGAGTGCGCCAAGCTCACGCTGCCGATGGTCATGCCGGAGAAGGGCGCGAACTACTCGACGGAGTTCGA